GCGGACGCCGCGTTGCCGAAAGCTGGTGGCGTGATGACCGGGCGCGTGGACGTGTTCGCGTCGCAGTTCGTGCGTACGGATCTCGGGAGCGTCTCGGGTGCGCAAGCGCTCGACCTCGCGCTCGGGGACGCGTTCACGGCGACCGTGGGCGCCGCGACGACGTTCTCAATTTCAAATGTCCCGGCGGGTACGTTCGCGAAGGGCTTCATGCTTTTGCTGGAGAACGGTGGCCTGTTTACGGTCACGTGGCCGGGGACGGTGAAGTGGGCCGACGGTGGGACGCCGCCCGGGCTGACGGTGGCGGGATTCGACTTACTGGTGTTCACGACGTTCGATAACGGGACCACGTGGTACGCTGGGTTCCTGTTGGATCTCTCGTAATGATCTCACCGCTGTTGCTGGCGATCATCGCGATGGGGGAGGGGTACCCGATGGGGCCCCCGCCCGCGGGTCCACCGACCTCGGGGGTTGCGTCTAAGTATGGGGGCCCTCCCGATAAGGTACGGATCGACTTCACGACGGGCGACGCGAACGCGCACACGCAGATTTTTGATAACGCCGGGATGACGGGGAACCCGCTCGTGGCGTTGAACCCGGGTATTTCCTACTGGCTGTCGGGTGTGAATTGGTCGCCTCCCGCGACGTGGTACGTGCGTCACATGCGAAACGGGACGCCCTCCGCGTCGATATCGATCGCGTACGGGATCGACTAATGGCGAAACAGTTCTCTCAGAAGAAGTGGAACGCCACGCAGACGACGTGGAACGCGGTGCTGCTGGTGCTCCTCTCGATCCTCTTGAGTGGCGCGGCCGTAGAGCTGCAATCGAAGGCCGAGAAGAGCACCGTGGGCGCGCAGTACCAAGCGCTGCAGCGGAGTTTGGATGAAGTCAACAGGCGCTTAGAGCGCATTGAGGATAGGATGCCGTAATGAGTCACACGCAAACGCACGGCCGCTCTGTCGTGGAGCAGCTCAATCGTATTCCCGAGAAGCGGCTCGCGGCGAAAGTCAAGAGTACGGTCGTCGGGGTGGGGTCGGTTGCGCTCGGGGTGGGGTCACAGGGCTTTGCGCTGTTTCCGTTATGGGTCAATCTACTTGTCATTTTCTTTGGTGGGTTCGCGATCTCTAAGGAGCTCGTGAAGGCGTTCGTGGGCTTCGCGCCCGCGGCGATTCGCGACTTCAAGGACGCGATCACGAACGGGAGAAAGTAGTGAACGCAATCGTCACGCTCGATCGAATGCTGCCGTCGGAGCACGGGGTCTTTGGGGCGCTCGTGGTCGATGGGGGCTTCGCGTTGTTCTCGCTTGAGGAAGAGTGGAGGGACAACCAGCGCAGTATCTCGTGTATTCCCGCAGGAACGTACGACTTGAGCCCGACAACGTGGCACAAGCACGGGATTCGAACGTACGAGATCGCGGGCGTGCCGGATCGCGATCGCATTCTCTTGCACCCAGGGAACACCGAGGAGGACACCGAGGGGTGCGTTCTGCTCGGGATGAAGCTCGGGTGGATGCGCGTGGACGTGGACGAAGAGACCTTTTCCTCTGTGCGGAAGATGGCCGTGCTGCAGTCGCGTATCGCGTTCCAGAAGTTCATGCAAGAGATGGGTGGGCGCGCTGGGCGGATTATCGTGAAGTGGCAGGGCCTGAAGGCGGGAGAGAACCCCTAAGATGGGGAAGAACATTCCTCTGCGCTTCAAGCCCGGTGTGTACAGGAACGGAACGCGCTACCAAGCGAAGGGCCGCTGGTACGATACGGATCTCATGCGGTTCATCGAGGGCGCGTTGCGTCCGATCGGTGGGTGGGAGGCCGTGAGCGGATCAGGGAGCGGGTCGCAGAACTTGACGGCGACGTTCGATGCGGACGCCGCGACCGATCCCGCGCATGGCGCTGCGTTCGTTGACTTCGACGACGCGCCGTGGTTTTCGAAAGTGAACGATGATAGCGACGCGACGTTCATCTCGGCGTCGTGCGTTGGCGCAGTCAATAAGGCGACGTTCGCGTTGAGCTTCGGGACGCTCGCGTCGAGGCCAGCCTCGGGATCGACGGTGACGGTGGTCATCAGGGCGCGATTGGTGTCGGGTGGACCGCTCGACAGTGATGCGCCCGACATCACGATTTGGGACGGCGCTCCGTACGTGGGGACGCAGGTCACTGGCGTGTTCACGGGTGACGACATGAGCGGGAACGGGGGGACGTTTGCGGACTACACGTTCACGACGACGCTCGACTCTGACATCGACTCAGCGGATCTCGCGGACATCGCGATGGAGATCATCTTCACGGCGGGAGGGTCGGACTTCGATATCGAGGTCGCTGAGGTCGACGTAACGTTCGTGGCGAGTGCTGACATCACGCAGGGACAGGACGGCGGGGGGACCCCGAGCGCGATACGAAAATTGCTGGGGTGGAGGAACAACGCCGCGAACGCCGCGCAGCTCGCGATGGGTGCGCACGATGGGATCTATCGCTTCTCGCAGGGCGCGTTAACGGACATCACGATAGACGACCTCACCGCGGGATTGATCGATAGCGTTGCGGGTGTGGGACCGTACGGGAACGGGAACTACAGCGCCGGGAACTACGGGGTCGGTGACGCGGCGCAGGGGACGTTCACGGAGGCGGCGTCCTGGCAGCTCGATACGTTCGGGGAGTACCTCGTTGGGGTGCTGCAGCCGAGCGACGGCAGGTGCCTCTATTGGGACACGACGGGCGTCATGCAGGAGATGGCGGGCTCTCCCGTGAACTGCGACGCGATCGTCGTGACGCCGGAGCGGTTCGTGATGGCGCTGGGCGCCGACGGGGACCCCCGACGCGTCGAGTGGCCCTCTCAGGAATCGCTGACGGATTGGACGCCGACCTCGGTCAATACCGCGGGAGGGTTTACGCTCACGACGCAGGGGTCGTTGATGTGCGGGATTCGCGGGAAGAACGAGACGCTGCTGTTCACGGACAAGGATCTGTTCGCGGCTCAGTACATTGGTGGCGTCTTGATCTATTCGTTCAAGCAGGTCGGGTCCGAGTGCGGGATCGTCTCGCGGCACGCGGCCGTGTTCGCTGGGGGGAAAGCGGTGTGGATGGGACAGCGCGGGTTCTTCCTGTACGATGGGTTCACGCGACCGTTGCCGTGCGACGTGAGCGATTACGTGTTTAGTGATTTCAACCGCACGCAGCGCGCGAAGGTGTGGGCTCTCCCGCTGACGGACTTCGGGGAGGTGTGGTGGTTCTATCCCTCTGGCGGAAACCAAGAGCCCGATAGGTACGTGATGTGGAACTACCGAGAGAACCATTGGGCGACCGGGAACTTGAGCCGACTCGCGGGCATTGATGCGGGCGTGTTCGAGTACCCCATCATGGTGGACGCGACGCCGACGGTGTACGACCACGAGCGCGGGTCGACGAAGACGGGCGCCGGGACCCCGTACGCCGAGAGCGGGCCGATCGAGTTGGGGGCGGGTGAGCAGGTGATGCACATCTCGCGGATCGTACCGGACGAGGCCACGATCATCGGGCAGGAGCTCGGCTCGTCTCGGGCGTACTTGTACTCTTCGTTCTATCCGTCGGAAACGGAAACGCAGAACGGGCCGTACACGTTGGCGAACCCAACGGACGTGCGCTTGTCGGCGCGGTTGGCTCGACTGCGGATCGAAGAGATCGCGGCAGGGGATTGGCGCCTTGGGGAAGTGCGGCTTGAAGTACAGCCGGAAGGGTTGCGGTAGGTGCCGGGTCCTACGTCGCATTCGGTGGCGATTCAGGGGCTCCCGTCTCCTGATGAGCGCTACGATCGCGAGAACGAATCGCAGTTCCGCCGACAGGTGGAGCGCTCGTTCCTTGAGGTCACGGCGTACGTTGAGCGGCTGATTGTCGATCCCGACTTCATCGACCCGCTAGAGGTCGATGAGATTTTTGAGAAGACCGCGGACGCGGGCGTCACGGTGGACGGGGTGCTCCTGAAGGATGGCCTGATCGCGGACTCAGCGATTGCTGAGACGGGCGTGACGCAGCACGAGGCCGCGCTCACGATTCTCGAATCGCAGATCACGGACGGCGCGCTCTTGGCTCGGGTCGGAAGCAATGAAGCGATTACCGGACTGTACACGTTCAGTAACGCGGGCGGCATCAAGACCGATCTGATCGCGGAGCGCACCGCTGCGGCTGGCGTCACGATCGACGGGGTGCTGCTCAAGGATAGCGGGATCACGATTGGTGCGGACGTGATCTTCACGACGGGCGTGACGTGGCGAGCGAATACGGCCGATGCCGCGGACAACTCGTTCTTCCAGATGGCGGGAGGGGGCAGCGCGTCCCCGAGTCGCGGTGCCGCGATACTGCTCTCAGGGAACGAGCACGCGCAGGCCGGGAAGCTCATTCTGTACGCGGGGAATACCGGGACCGGGTTCATTTACTTCAACACCGGGAACGCGAACCGCGCGCTGTTCGATCAGCTCGGGATGTTCCTGCCGGTCCTGAACAACACGTACGACATAGGAAGCAGCGGGAACGCGTGGAGGTCGGGGTACTTCGATACGGACATCAAGACGGACCTCATCAGTGAGCACGTGGCGGGGGCGGGGGTCACGGTGGACGGCGTGCTGTTGAAGGACAGCAAGGTGCAGGTCGCAAACGGGACGACAACGAGTCCTACCGTGTACGGTGTGGACCCGACGACCGGGATGCGGTTCTCTGCGACTGAAGTGGGGTGGGTCAGAGGGGGTGTTCGTGCTGCTGAGTTCGGGAACACTGGGTTCGTGATTCGTGAAGCGGGTGCCGTTATGCTGCATCAAAACGGGACGGCAGCGAACCCCGCGTACTCTTTTCTCAGCCAAACGAATAGCGGTTTCTATCGCATCACGACCGATCGTTTTGGGTTTAGCGTTGCGACAAGTTTGAGGATGGAGTGGCACACGGCGGGGGTAGACGTGAAGGGGGATTTTGATGTGGACGGGCACTACGAAGTCGACGGGACGCAGGTCGTGAGCAACCAGGGCGCGGCCGTGTCGGACGCGTCGGGAGGCACAACGATCGACGTGGAAGCGCGAACCGCGATCAACGCGCTGCTGGCGCGGTGCCGGACGCACGGGCTGATCGCGACATAAACGAAGTGATCGCGTCGTCTAGACGATGATCGCGACACGAACGGAGGCGAGCATGAAGGTGCGCGTAACGAGTATTCGAGCTGGTACGGTGGACGGCAAGAAGTTGTCCTTTGCCGTACTCGACAACGAAAAGCTGCCAGGGATGAGTGTTACTATTCCTATGGTCCCGGGCGGGGAAGCCGAGGGTTTGTACAAGGTGTGGCGCGAGTTCGAGATGACCCTTGATCTCGTCATTGAGGAGTGAGTTCGAGCGCCTACGGTCAACGATCGAGCGCGCGCTCCCGTACGCTGGGGGAACGCATTCGATTGAGGACGTGTGGGACGCGATAGCGAACGGCACTCTGCAGCTGTGGCCGGGGAAGGTCTCAGCGATCGTTACGCAGGTGATTCAATACCCGCGATCGAAAGAGCTCGTGTTCTTTCTCGCGGCAGGAGACTTAGAAGAGATCCAACGGGTGTACGACGTGATACTCGATTGGGGAAAAGCGCAGGGCTGTGAGCGCGCGACGTTCATGGGCCGCAAAGGATGGGAACGGACCTTCCTAACGAAAGAGGAGGGGTGGCGATCGGGATTGGTCGCCTTCGAGAAGGAACTGTAGCGATGGCGAAAAAAGGTGGAGTACAAGACGTCCAAACGATTCAATCTCCTGACGATCCCTATCGGACGGGGTTTCAGAATAGGGTCTCGAACGAGTACCTGAACGCCGTGAACGGTCACTTGAATCCCGAGCAGCAGTTTCTGCGTGGGCAGTTGGGTGACTTCACGCAGGGACAATTAGGAGTCGCGGGACAGCAGGGCCTCACGGGAATCGAGGGCTTCTACAATCCCTTCAATCAAGAGGTGATCGGAGGGATGCAGGGGGACTTCGCGCAACAACGCGCTGGCGCACAGAACCGCGCCGCGGACGTCGCGACGCGCGCGGGTGCGTTCGGTGGCGATCGCTCGGCTATTCTCGAAGCGCAGCTCACGAACGACGTCAACCGCAACGAGGCGAATACCATCGGACAATTCAGGAACCAAGGGTTCCAGAACGCCGCGGGCCAGCTCATGGCGCAGCGCGGACTCGCGAGTCAGAACGCACAGTTCGGGCTCGGGCAGATGGGCGCGTTCGGGCAACAGCAAGTCAACAACAGGCTCGGCCTACTCGGCTTGATGCCTCAGGGCTTCAGTCCTGATCAGACGATCACGCAACAGCAGCAGGGGCAGCAAGGGGTAGGGAACATCATCTCTGGCGCTGCTGGTGGAGCGCTCGCGGGGATGCCGCTCGGGCCGTGGGGCGCGCTCGCTGGTGGGGGCCTCGGGCTCCTTGGGGGGCTCTTCGGATAATGGGATACCTCTTCAATCAGAACTTGTGGAAGGGAGTGGCGGACGCGCAGCGCGCGCAGCAGCCCTCCCAGGTCCGGCAGGCGCTCTTAGCCGCCCAGCAGCTCGCGCAACAGGGCACGCCACAGCAGCAGTTCAACCCGGGGCAGGTGCAGCGGGCCCCAGGGCCGGGGCCCATCCAGGGCCCGCAGCAGGCGGTCGCGCAACCGCCCATCACGCAAATGAACGCCCTAGCGGCCCCAGGAGCGTCCGCGGTCCAGGGGGTCCCAGCACCACGCCGATCGCTGTTTGATCGCGTACGCGAGGGCGCGGGCCGCGTCTTGGGTGTTCCCGAGGGGTTCGCCCCTGAGGATCAGAACGCGATGACGAACCAAGCGCTGATGGGGGCGGGGATCTCCCTGCTCCAGCAGTCGGCGCCCACGAGGGAACCGCGGAGCTTTGGGGGTATCCTCGGGAACGCGATCCAGGCCGGGCAGGCCGGGGCCGGGCAGGGCCTGCAGATGCAGGACGCCTTGAAGCAGCGTCAGATGATGGCGCAACGCGACGCGATTCGTCAGCGGTACGCGGGCCGCGAGAACGACCCGAACGTCCTGCAGAACATGTTCCGTGACCTCATTGCCGTTGGCGATACCGAGGGCGCGAAGTCGATCGCGGAGGTCCTTAAGTCTCAGGCCGGGGGCCAGGGCTTCCAGGTCGTGAAGGGCAGCGATGGGCATATGTACCGCGTCGGGGCCACAGGGGACGCGGTCGATTTGGGTGTGCAAGGGGCAACCGATAGAGACCGCGTGATCGTGCAGAACGCCGACGGGAAAGCGGAGTTCGCGATGCACGACCCCGTTACGGGGACGTTCGAAATGACGGGACAGCTCGCACCCGGTCGCGCTCCGACGGAACTCGAACGGAAAGCGGAGTTCTTTGTGGACTTCCTGCCGACGCAAGAGGGATACATCTCGGGGTTCGGCGGGGCACCGGGCCGGTTCGAGCAGGCCGCACAGGATCTAGGCGTACGAGAACTTACGAGTGACGAGCTGCAGACGTTGGATCTCGCGGGGAACTTCTTCGCGGAAGCGTGGCTGCGTATGACGACGGGCGCCGCGTACAACGATACCGAGTTCAAGAACGCGCGGCGGTTGTTCTTACCGCAGCCGGGTGATTCCGCTGCAGCGTTACGAGCGAAGTACGATAACCGTAGACAACTCGAAAGGTCACTGCGTTCTGTCGCCGGAAAGAAAGCGATCAATGAGTTCTCACAGCGTGACCACGGCGTAGGCGGTCTAGAGGTGGTACCGAGTCTTCAAGATCCAGACGCAGTAGAAAACCCCATTCGTGAGCGCCTCGATCCGTCGCTGTTCAATAGGCGACGCGGTGGGGGCGGGGGAGGCTCAGGCGTTCTCCCGGGAGTCGTGAACTACTAATGGACGAAATCCTCTTTCAGATTCTAAAGGCCGCGAACGACGCGCGCCGTGAGAACCCGAGCGTTACGATCGAGCAGCTCGATGGATGGATCAAAGAGATCACCAAAGAGATCGGGTTACCTGAGACGACGTACACCGAGCTCGCGAAGCAAGCGAACGCGCCACAGGAGGGGTATCGTCCTATCCGAACGCGCGACCTCCTGCTCTCGGGGGCGCAGGGCGCGAACTTCAACTTACTCGACGAGATGGCCGGGATCGCGACGGGCGTGCTCGGCGCGTCCCCGATCGGGGGGATCTCTTCTCCGGCCGACATCAGAGAGAAGAGCCGAGCCGTCCGCGATCGCATTCGCGAGAGCGGGGACCGCTTCCGTGAGGAGCACCCGGTCGCGGACATCGCGGCGAGCACCTATGGTGCGCTGATTCCCGCGATAGCGACCGGAGGGAAAGCGGGCGGCGCGTTATCGCGAGCTGGCGCTCTAACGCGCGTCGGTGCGTCCGTTGGCACGGCCGCGGGCTTCGGCGCGCTCGCTGGTGCGGGAGCCGCGACCGAGAACCGAGGGGAAGCCGCGCTCCGATCTGGTGCCGTGGGCGGCGCGGCCGGGCTCATTCTTGGGCCCGTGGCGCAGCTCTTGACGAGCGCTGGGCGCGGAGCGGCCGGAAAGGTCGGCCAGATGATGGCGCCCGCGGCCGCGAGGATCAAGAAGGGCAAGCTCGCGGATGAGTTGATTGCGCTCGTGCGGCAGTCGACGGGACTCGAAGCGCAATCGATTGACGATCTCGTGGCGGTCGCGAGTCAGCGCGTCAAGGACGTCGCGAAGCGCGTGTACGGCCCGCTCGATGACCTCGCACCGTTCGAGTTACCGGAGGGCGCTCGCGCGATCGTGAGCGATAAGCAGTACGCGAAGGGCGCGTGGCGTGCGTCTGGTGCGCCCGCGGAGGGGCCCGTCCAGTTCGGGCACGTCCAGGGGTTCCGACAAGCGCTTGAAGATCGCGCGGAGTCGCTGTCGCGGCGCGGGTTCAATCACGCGGCGCGGAGCGTCCGCCAAACGCTACGAGAGTTCGATGACATCATTGAGCCCGCGATCCCGGGGTTCCGTGAAGCGAACCGCGCGTTCGCGCAAGCGCAAACGGCACGCGAAGCTATAGACAAGGGCACGAAGGCGTGGGGAAAACTGACGCCGAGGCAAGTGGAGCGCGAACTGCAGGAGCTCGCGAGGGACGCGGGGCCGCACGCACAAGAAGCGGTCGAGGCGTATCGTCTCGGGATGGCGCAGCGCGTCGTCGATCAGATGACGAAGGCGTCCACGTCGGGGAGCGCGGTCCCGAACTTTGCGGGACGGGAGAAGCTCTTGCGCGCGGTCTTCCCCGATAAGGAGACCCTGATGCAGTTCATGCGGATGGCATCGGGCGATCGCGGTATCGAAGCGGGCCTCACGTTGGTCGGGCTCCCGGGCGCGGCGTCCGCGGTAGGGCTCGGGCAAGCGGAGATGCGCCCGCAGCTTCGAGAGATGATCGAGGGCATCTACAGGGACGACCTCGTGCCGACCTCGCTCGGGGAAGCGATGGACGCGGCTGGCGCGATGGCGTCGACCGATCGCGAGCGCATTCAAGAGACCCCAGGTACGCTCGTACCGGAGATCGCGGTCGGGCTCACGAACGTCCCGGGCTCCGTGCAGGCGTTGCGCGACGTGATCGCGGACTTCCGCGCGGACCACGTCGGGTGGGGGACCGCGCTCGCCGGGTTAGGCATCATCCCGGGAGGGCTCGCCGCGAAGAGCGGCGTGACGCGCGCACTCAACAAATTTCAACAACTAGCGCTCGCGCGTAAGGGAGCGAAGCTCGAAGACATCACGAGTGCGCTGCGTCAGGCCGTCAACCAAGCGAGCCTCCCGAAGGCCGTCACGCAGGACCCGAACGTGGACGACAACGAGTACCGTCAGGCGCTCGCGTTCTTGGCTGGTGCGTGGGAGAACGGGAACCCCGAGCTCTTGAATCAATCGTTACGGAACTTGGGGCGCTACGAGGTCGCTCCGACCAAGGTCCCTTTTAAACGGCTCGTCACGCAGTCGCTACTCGATGCGCCGGACGGCGTCACCGTCAAATCGGATGGCGCGCCGTACGCCTCAGATGAGGGGTACGCGGTGGGTGGTGTGATCGACAAACCGACGGTGCTCTCTCCCGAAGAGTACACACCGGAAGCGGTCGCGAAGTTCGTCGAGGAGCACTGGACGCCCGATCGAATGCTCGGATCGTGGAAGGACGCTAACGGCAACGTGCACCTCGACGTGTCCGATTTACACCCAACGCGAGCGGAAGCGATTCGTGTCGGCTCGGAGCGGAATCAACAGTCCGTGTGGAGCTTCAAGGACGCCGATGAGATCACCGTACCGCGCCGTATTGAGGACGTCGTGCCGGGTCTCACGGCAGAGCAAGCTCGCGACCTCACCCCAAGTCAAATCACTGAGCACCTCGGGCTGTCCGCTGCCGCGGTTGGTGCGGGTGCGCTCGCGCAGCAAGCGAACGAAGGCGAGGGCGTCGCGGGTGGCGCGAAGGGCGCCGGGCTCGCGATCGCGGGGTCGTTCCTCGGGGCGCCAGCGCTCGCGCGACTCGGGAAGGCCGCGCGACGTATTGCGGATACGCTCTCCGAGGACCGCTTACGCTTCCTCTCAACGAAGGAATCGATGCGCGACTTCGACGCCGCGGCGCGCGTCGCGCCGAACGTCGAGTCGCAAGCGGCTGGCGCGCTCGCCGGGCAAGTGAAGAGGGGCTGGTACGAGAACAGCGCGAACGCCTTAGTCGAGACGTTCGGGCCGGACGCGCCGCGGTTCGCAGCGCTCCTTGCGGCCATGAGTCCACAACAGGGCGTTGAAGTGAACCTCGATCGCGCGCTCAACGCGTGGCACGCGTGGGACGCCGCCGGACGACCGAAGGACACGCGCCGGATCACGAACCTCCTAAACGCCGTCGGTCGCTCGACCAACGAAGGGAAGGAACTCGGTGCGCGCATTCCGAATTCCATTCGCGCACTGCAATCCGAGGACCCCGCTACGATGTTCTTGTCGGGGCCGAAGGTCGACGCCTTCCATAAGAACCTCTTGGGGGACGTGCAGCGCGTGACGCTCGATACGTGGATGGCGCAGCTCGCGGCCGTCCGTCCGTCTCGATTGAGTCGTGGCGTGACGTCGGGCGTCGACGATCTCGCGGGCAGCGTGCAGCTCCCCTCGGGATCGTACCTCGCGAACGAGGGCCGCATTAACGAGACCGCGGAACTCTTGTCGAGACAAACGGGACGGCCGTGGACGCCCGCGGAGGTGCAGGAGACGCTCTGGTCCTGGGGGAAGACGTTCGGTGAGACCGTCGATCCTCGATCGAGCTCACGCCTCAAGACGCTCGCGAACACCGACGTCGAGAGCGTCATCCCGAGCGTCACGCCCGATCGCGTCGCGGAAGCGCCCGACTTCGCGAACCTCTTAGGGGGATCGCGCTTCGCACCGCGCTTGGAAGCGATGGGCCTGACGCCGCCCGTTCCGTTCGGAACCGCCATAGGCGAGAGAGTGGACGTCGACCCGAAAGCGCTCCTGCCGCTCGCGCGCAACCTCCAGCGGGCCGCGAAGAAGGACTTCCTGGTGCCGAGCTTGTTGGGTGGGTACGTGTTCGGGGACGCCACGCGGCGCCTCAACGAGAGGCGCCGCCAGCGCGGACTGCTAGACCAACCGTAGGGAGTGCTTCATGCTCCTGAGCGCGCGATTCAAGAACGTCTTGAGGGTGCGCGTGGGGTTCGGTTGATCGAGTGCGACCTCCACGAGGTACAAGCGCGCGGTCAGGGAAGGCGCGCGCATCATTTCCGTCAACCAGAACTTTAGTCCCTTCGTCGGAAACGGTTGATCGAGCGCGGCCTCGATGAGATCACTTACGGCCGCGTCCGAGGGGACTTGCAGCGTGCACAGGCGCTCCGAGATCAGAGGCATGAGCGCCTCACGAGGACGTTCGCGTGCTGCACCCACCGCGTACGAGTGGGGACGTCCGCGATCGGCGAGCCCCTCATGCTCGACTTGAGGGACGTGATCGTGGAGTGGTACGCGTCCATCAACGCGAACCGCTGATGAACGGGCGCCCGGCGCAAGTGCGACCGAATGAACCGCTCGACGCCTTGGGGTGTGGGCTTAGAGGGCACGGGTCATTACCTCGACGGCGGCGTGACGAAGGTCGCTCGTGCGGTACGCGATGTCCTTCCACACGTGCCGCTTCGCTTCGTTGCGGAGGTGTCCGCTCTTCAGGACGTGCTCGTGGAGATCGCGCGCGGTATCGTGCACGGCGCGGATCTCGTTCGTGGTGATGACGGTGCAGTCGCGCGGCAACAGCCGCACCACGAGCCACCGACGGATCGACCACAGGAACGGTTTCTTCATGCCATCTCCCTTTCGTTTGCGTTCTCGAACGCCTGCTCCCAGTTGACCCCCTCGCCCTTCCGATCGAACGCGATCTGATTCCTACCGATCACGACGACCCCCACGACGCACTCGTGCGCGTCTCCGATACGCCGACCGCGTACCGCGTCCCCGCGTTCACCCCAGCGCTTACGCGCCTCTTTGCGCGCTCCCCGCTCGTTCATGATGCCTCCTATGCAAAGTTTCGGATTAGAATCTCTTCGGCGCCCATCACCGAGTCCTCACCGCACTCGTCGCACCGGTACCCCTCTGCGTCGGGCTCCACGCCGTACTTCTCTGCGCCGCACGACAGGCAGAACCCAATGTCCGACATGCCCGTTTGCGATTCCTCGACCGCCATCAGCAGCTCATTCATGGAAATGGGTAAGGCCATTTTCGTCCCTCTCACTGGTTAGTTGTGATGTTCGGGGGCGGGAGTCGAACCCGCCCCCTTCAGCCGAGCGACCTAGAACTCGACCGTGTTCAGCACGCGCCTGCCAGCGCGATCCAGATCCAAGCGCTTGTCCGTGTGCCCATCGGTACTCGACTGCGAGTACCGCGTCAGGCCCTGCACGAAGCCCCACGCGCTGTTCGGTGACCCGTCCTGATCCTCGACCACCGAATCGTACGCCGCGCCAATCGCTCTGCGCGAGAGACCGATCTTCCGGTTCCCGAACAGCGCGTCCAGCACTTGGTCGCGGTTCATCCCGAGCATCGTCGACTTCGCCGCGATGATCAGGTTCTGCTCCTCATCCGTCGACTTGTCGAGGTAGTGGCGCACGTCCATGCGGACGTCGTTCCACTTCGATGCGACGTCACCGATGTGTGGGAAGGACATCTCCATCGCTTCCATCACGCCCCACAGGATGAAGTTGCCGCAGATGTCGCGCACCATCGCGAGGGAGACGCGGAAGCTCTTGTCGCCCACCTCGGAGTTCTCGACGATGATCACGCGGTACAGCGCGCTGTCGCCATCCGACACGTACCGGTCTCTCGACATCAAGCCGAGCACCATGTCGTGATCGGACGCGTACAGGCCCTTCTCGCTGTCGTCGGCCTTCTGTCCGTCCCAACGGAACGTCGGCGCGACCGGGACGAGGTCGTTGCGGTCAGCGAACTCCAGCAACCGCGAGACGACTTCGTAGTTCCACAGCCGAGAGTACTTCGCGGTCGTGAGCGCGCGCACCACGAGCCCTCCGTTCGTGTGGAACAGCAACGACGAATCGTTCACCGCGGAGATGCGGTTCTTCAATCCGTAGTTCAGGTTCTGTGCCGCGAGGGTGGTGGGGAGGGTGCGCAGGTACGAGGCGGGCGCCTCAATGCGCGAGGAGAGTTGGCCGAACGCGTAGTGCGTAATGGCCGCGGGGTTGTTCTTCTGTCCCGTGAGGAACAGATCGTCGCCGTCAGCGACGACACGCAGATCGCTCCAGGGAACGGTCTTCTCGACCGAAGCGTCCGCGTAGCGCTTCGTCACGTCGTACACCTGCTGCAGTGACGTGAAGCGCTGGTCAGCGGGCCGAGTTGCCCACTGGTGGTGCAGGGTGAAGAGTTCCATCTACTCCTCCTGTGTTGTGGTCCGTACCGTGAGGTCGGAACCGAGTGAACCAACAGCGTACTACAAGAGTGGGTGGGAAGCTCCTGGAGTGCGTACTTTATCAGCGGCGTCTGTCCAGTGTGTTCCGTGTTCACTGGGGCAACACGCGCGGCACATTGTTGCTTTACTATCTGGTCCAGCACAATCGGGACAGTGCATGGCCACAGATGTCCCTACACGGCCCGGTTGCGTGTGGTCGGTTTTGCCGCAACGTTGGCAAACCAACCAGATGATTTTGCGTGACATTACGTTCGGCTCCTAGTTCGAGTCCACCCGCGCCAGGAAGTCTACCCAGGGTCAAGCGCCTTGGGAACCCCCGACTTTCTCCCGCCATTCCTGGGCTATCCCCCTCCACTCGGGGATCTCTTCGAGGATATCGGGGCCCGGTCGAACGAATGTGGACCCGGGCGCGAGCGCGATATTCTGAAAGGAAGAGATGCTCGTGTCCGACTTGATGTCGACGGCGTCCCCCACTTCACTCATCGAGAACGCGACGTGCTCGATACCGTGCGCACTGAGCGTGGCGTCCGCCATCGCATCAAGCGCGCGCGACGCGTGCGCGCTGTCCGGCCACAACTGCCACCCGCACGTCGTCAGCGTCGCGCGCGAGATCAAGCGAGCGCACCCGCACGGCCGACCGTAACTCGTGTGCCCCTGCGAGTACCCCGGCCAGTACACCGACTGCCGCAGAGGCGGATCGTAGAACCACAGGTCACGAAGCCCACAGTACGGGATGCCCTCCCGCATCAAGCGCAAGTAGTTCGTCATCAGCGTATCACTAAGGAAGTTATCGGAGTTGACGAACAGCACGTAATCCGTGTCGAGCGTTTTCGCGAGCGCGAGCGCGACGTTGTGCTTGTGTGGGAGTAGGTCGTTGTCCGCCAGCGCAACGCGCGCACCGGAAGAGTGCGCGAGCGCGGCGTTCTGTTGTTCGTGCCGATCGCCAGGAGAGCACACCGCCACGAAGAACATCTCCGCGCCGCGCGCCGCGCAGAGCTGTTGCAGCCGGAGCGCGCCCCTCCAGAACCACTTCGTAATGTGCGGTCGCTTCCAGAAGAGCGACACCAGCGCCACGCGAGGGCTACTCATAACTCGATTCCTTTCCATTCGAGACGACGTCGTGCGCTTTCCGTGAACAAGCACACGAGGCTGTGGACGTACTCCTCGTCGAGTACATCGAGGGGGTAGTGGATTGTCGGTTGCTTGTGCGCGTGGACGGGCGCGGTGCGCGGTTGCTCCGCGAAGTCCGTGATGACGTTCACGGTCTTCTGCTGCGATAGGTCGCGCGTCCGTACGACCAGGAGGTGCTCGGGAAGTACGGACCCCGAGACCGTGACGATGCGCTGCGCCCAAAAGCGAAAGACGTTTCGTAATGGGTACGGGAACCCTTGCGCCAGGAGAATCTTATCGCGCTCGTCGTACCCGAGATCCCGGGGCCCGAAGTACTTCTCCTCCATTGGCCTCCAGCGCATTTTCGATTGCGGGGTCGAGCGAAGGTGCTGACGAATGATGGCGTTCGCCCACTCGACCGGGGGGCGCACCGTCAAAATGAATCGCGCCATCGGGTACGTCTCTAGTATCTGAGGTAAGAACTCCCCAAGTAACGAGAACACCACGCGAGGATGACGCGCGAGATAGCGCGCGTACGCTTTCGCTTTCGTTGGTCTCCATACGGCATCCAGCGCCTGCTGCGATCGCGGTTCGTGTTTCGCGTTGATGACGTTCGCTAACGAGAGCGTGCCCGTTCTCGGGGCCCCGACACCGAAGACTCTCACGCTGGGATCTCCTCGTCCGCCATCTCCTCGCGACGCTTCCGTGCGGTGACGCCGCGCCAGTGATCGATGTCGTTCAGGCGTTCGTCTTCGCCCATCTCAATGAACGTCAAAAGCGTGAGCATGTTCCACACGACGCACGCGACGTGGAGCGCGCCCGTCCCGCCCTCACCGTCGTCTCTCGCCATCGGCCCGTGCGCGATAACCTGCAGCATGTGACGGAACGCGCAATTCACGAGCGAGGAGAAGCTCTGGCCCTCCCGCCAATCCATTGGCGCGTACTTCTCCGCGCCACTCGTCCACACCTCCGAGACGAGACGCAGGCCGAGGAGTGGCGCGTACCAGAACCCGCCCGGCTTCCCTTCCGAGAAGCGCGAGCCGCCCGCTTTCGCGTCGGTGTTGTGTGGCCCCACGTCGAGTGGTCGGTCGATTTCCATGATCGTCGAGCGCACTTGATCATGATCAGGGGGATCTTGACTGCAACGGTGAATAGAGCCAAGCTCATAGCTACGAGTGCCCCCACAGTCAGGGCATTTTCCTTTGTACGTCATAGTAACCCCTCTAGTGAGCGCTCAAGAACGCGTACGCCCTTGAATGAGCGCTGTTGACGGTGTCGTATCCTCCATACGTTCGGCTTCGAGGACAAGAGCTGCACGAAGCGGCGCATGTTCCCGGTGAACTCCTCTCGGTAGTGCGACCACTCCACCCACGATCGGTAGAGATCCGTAGAGGGCGTGACCGCTTCGATGTCCATGACGCACGCGTCGTCGAGCCACCGCTGTACGGGGTCCTCATCAAGGAAGTACTCCTCGGTCGCTTCGATGACCGTTGGGGGAGGGAGAAGGCCCTCGCTCTGCCAGCGCACGCACCCCGCGATCATCCACGCGAGGATCGCGGGGTACTCCGCGCGTAACTTCTCGCTGAGATCGAGGTCGCGTACCTCGGGTTGCGTCGTGAACGGAACGAGGTGTACGCGCCTTCGGATCGCGTCGTCGATGTTTCGGATCTCGGGCTTGTGGTTCCCGACGATGACGAGCGTGAACTGCGGCGTGTACGTGAAGAAGTCCTGGCGCATGAACCTCGCGCGGATCTGGTCGCCACCCGTCAGGGACTTCAGGCGCTGCTCGTTCCAGCGGTGCCCGCTCTCGACCTCAACGGCCGTGACGAGGCGCGCGCCAACCAGCCCCGCGAGATCCGTTGGGTGCTGGTGCCCGTGCAGCGCCACGAACGTGTCCATGGTCGCCTGCATGTGGTAGTCCCCGAGGACACCCGTCAGGGCCGTCAGGAACGTGCCCTTCCCGTTCCCTCCCGTCCCCCACACGAACGCGAACATCTGCTCTGTCGTCATGCCCGTGAGCGCGTACCCCGCGAGCCGCTGGAGGTAGTCCTGCAGCAGGACGTCCCCTCCGGTCGCTTCAATGAGGAACCGCTCCCAGCGCGGCGCCGCCATCTCGAAGTCCGGCGCGACCGTCGTTTGCCGGGAGCACAACAGGTTCGCATCGTGGTCGAGGATATCACCACTGCGGAGCTCGACGACACCCGCGGGCGTATTCAACAGCCACGGGTCGTTATCGAAGACGTCCGGCATCGCGGTCATACGCGGATCGCTGCGCACCACGAGCCGGACGTCGCGTAAGCGGCGCGCGGAACACATCGCTTCCGCTCGCGTGACGGCCTTGGCGCGCTCCCTGACGGTTCCTCCCTGACGCAAAAGGATCGCCGCTTGCCTCGACAGCGTGCGCCCGATGTAGTGGTCCGCTAAGAGCACGGCGTCCGGCTTCCATCTCCCTCCGGCCCACACGTACCACTGCCCACTCGACGGCACGTACCTCATACTGTCGCCCCACTCCTCGATGACGCGCTCCGCGAGCCACACGTCGCTGAAGACCGGGGGCGTGTCGTCCTCCTCAACGGGCTCGACGCCACCATCGGCATCGAACTCCCACACCGCGCTCTCGAACCCGAACGGCTTCGCGATCTCCGCGAGCCACGTCCACCCGACCGAGAACGGAGGCGTCATCTTCGCCCAATCGTTCGCCCACGTCTCGGGGTCCCCGGTGACGCGCTCGTCCGCGTCGTGGCGTCCGGCCCACTCCGCGAAGACGTCGTACCCGTCAGAGATAGACTCCCCGGCCGCGGCCTTGATCGCGTACCCGATCTTGATGTAGTCCTCCCGGCCGGGGAAGAGGTCGTCGTCGTTCGGGATGTGGAGGACGCACTCGCGCAGTGCGGTAATCGAGGGCGCGTGAAGGTCCGACTGCACGGTCGCGCGATCCCGCTGCACGTCTCCAGTGCCGACGCGCTGCACCTCGACACCAGGAAGCATTTCCATCAGCTCCGTGACGCGCGCAAGAAACCGCTCGACGTCGTCCTTCTCGATCCACGTGAGGTCGGTATCGGCATCCATATCTTCGAGCGGCGTATCCCACGCGTACCGGTGCCCGTTGGGGTGATCGCCCATAATGAGGTACTGGCGCCCCTCACCTAAGACCTCGACGAGGTGGCGCTTCCCTTGGTACGTGATCACGATCGCCATGCGGCCGAACGGTGACCCCGTGCGGTACATCAGCAAACGCTTCGGCGGTTGACCAATCCGGCACGGCGCGGGGCCGAGCGTTG